TATTACGGGCTGCTAGACATTGCCATCAAGTACGATATTTTCAAGAAGGTGTCCACCAAGGTTGATGTGGGTGGTGGCAAGACTGCGTTTGAATCGCAGATCATCAAGAACCCTGAAAAGTATTTCACGAAGGAAGTCATGGACAAGTTGGAGGTTGCGGTTGCCAAGGAGTTCTGCTACGGCAAGGACGAGCCACAGCCTGTGGGTGAAACCGATACGGAGGACTAAATGAGCACGATTGAACAAACAGTTATTGCGGGACTCCTGAACAACGACGAGTTCTGCAAGAAGGCTGTGCCATTCCTACAGGAAGAGTATTTTGCCAATCGCCCTGATCGTGCGGTGTTCCGTGAGATCAAGGGGTTCATAGAGAAGTACAAGGGGGTTCCGTCCAAGGAAGCCCTCCTTATCTCTTTGGAAGGCGACAAGGCTCTCACAGAGGAAGAGATCAAGCGGTGCAGAGAAACTGTGGACGCTGTGTGCCGCAGCGACAAGCAGGACACCCAATGGCTACTAGACACCACAGAAAAGTTCTGCAAGGACAAAGCCATTTACAATGCCATTCTTGAGTCCATTCATATCATTGACGGCAAGGACAAGGTGCGGACACCCAACGCACTTCCTGACATTTTGAGCAAGGCACTCTCGGTTTCGTTTGACACAAATATTGGTCACGACTATTTGGAGAACTACGAACAGCGATACGAAGTGCTGCACCGCGAGGAAGACAAGATTCCTTTTGATTTGGAAATGTTCAATCTGATTACCAAGGGCGGTGTGGCTCCCAAGACTTTCAATGTCATCATGGCAGGCACGGGCGTGGGCAAGTCGCTGTTCATGTGCCACCACGCTGCGTGCTGCTTGATGCAGAACAAGAGCGTGTTGTACATCACACTGGAAATGGCAGAAGAGCGTATTGCAGAACGCATTGACGCAAACATCATGGATATTACAATGGACGAACTCCACGATCTACCCATTGAAATGTACGAGAAGCGGCTCAAGTCTGCTACTCGTGGGGTGAGCGGCAAACTCATCATCAAGGAGTATCCCACTTCGGTGGCAAACGCCAACCACTTCCGTGTGCTCATGGACGAACTCAAACTCAAGAAGGGCTTCGTTCCTGATATTGTGTTTATTGATTACATCAACATCTGCTCGTCGTCTCGTCTCAAGAGCGGTGGCAACAATGTGAACTCGTACAGTTACATCAAGGCTATTGCCGAAGAGTTGCGTGGGCTTGCAATGGAACGCAATGTGCCCCTGTTCACAGCCACACAGGTAAACCGTTCAGGATACTCGTCCACCGATGTGGAACTTACCGATACTTCAGAGTCGTTTGGTCTGCCCCATACCGCAGACTTCATGGCAGCACTCATCACAACTGAAGAATTGGAAAAGGCAGGACAGATCATGGTAAAGCAGTTAAAGAACCGCTACAATACCAAGGCAGCAAACAAGAAATTTATTGTGGGGTTGAACTACGCCAAGATGAAGTTCTACGATGTCAAGAAGGAAGAGTTTGAAGACTTGAGCGAAGCCGCAACCACCAAGGAAGAAGGCTTTGGCAGCGGATTCGGAAAGCGTGAATTCAGCAAGAAGTTTGGTGGCAAGGATACCAGCGACTGGAATTTCTAAATGAGCGTGTTGACAGACAAGAAATACATTAACTTGGTGTCTCCACAACTTCAGAAGTTCAAGTGGAAGAGCAACGACTTGGCTAATTGCAGGTGTCCTCTGTGTGGAGACTCGCAGAAGAACAAGAACAAGGCTCGTGGATTTTTCTTTCCCAAGAAGAACGACTTCTACTACAAGTGCCACAACTGCGGTATTGGTCACACCGTTTACAAGTTCTTGGAGATCATAGCCCCTGCCCTGTGCCGTGAATACGCAATGGAGCGGTGGCGAAACGGAGAGAACGGGCACAGCAACTACCCCAAGCCTGATGAACGGGAAATGGTAAAACCCAAAGCAGAAATTAAACTGCCACGCATTTCTGAATTGCCACCCGACCACGCTGCTCGCAAATATTGCGAAGGACGGCGTATTCCGTGTCCTGAACGCTTCTATTTTTGCGAAGCGTTTGGTGATTGGGTGCGTGGCATTGACCCTACATACACAACCGTGCCCAATGACGAGCGTATCGTCATTCCGTTCCTGAACAAGAGCGGAGAACTGCTGGGAGTGCAAGGACGGGCTATTGGAGGCTCCAAGAACGCCATACGGTACATTACTGTGAAGTTCGTCAAGGACGGCAGAATGTTTTTCGGAGGCGATACAGTTGATTACTCACGACGAGTTTACGCAACAGAAGGCCCGATTGATTCTGTATTTTTGGATAATGGGATTGCTTTCGCTGGCAGCGAATTGGGAGATGTGGTCAAGCGTTTCAGTAATGTGGTTGTCGTTTTGGATAACGAGCCTCGTAACCGAGAAATTGTGGAAGCCACCCGTCAAGCCATTGAAGACGGCTACACGGTTTGCGTCTGGGGTACTGGAGTACTAGAAAAAGATATAAACGATATGGTGCTTTCAGGCAAGTCGCCGCGAGAACTGCAAGCCGAGATTGATAGATATTCGTGTAGTGGTATGGAAGCACGGCTCAAGTGGAGCACATGGAAAAGGATCTAACATGGAACCAAAAGAAGAAGGTGGCGGCGAAAGTTTCAACCATCCAGTTATTGCATACGCTTTTGCCATTCTTGAGTATGTCAAGAACACCAATCCTGAACTGTACAAGCGAGCGGTGGAATACGCTGAAGACCTGACAGGCGTTGAACTGGAAGGCTTTGAACTAGAAGAGATTGAACGGGACTTGGATGAAGAAACCGAAGACGACGGCGATCAGAACGAAGACGAAGACTTTTACGAATAACACACCATGCAAACTCGTGAAACCTTTATTTCTGTATTGAACTGTGGGCATGTGGAATATGTGTCCCACATGGGCGACGATCTAACAGTAGTAAACGCTGCTCGTGTGTCGTTCAACAAGACCAGCAATGAGTTCAACGGCAAGGATGAGAAACTCATTGCGTATCTTGCCAAGCACAAGCACTGGACTCCCTTTGCCCATCCGCAGATCACGCTGCGTATCAAGGCTCCCGTGTTTGTCCGCACCCAACTGTTCAAGCACAAGGTGGGATTCACCGAGAACGAAGTGTCGCGGCGGTATGTGGTGGATGAGCCACAGTTCTACACCCCTTATTGGCGAGCAGCACCCACCGATGGAGCCAAGCAAGGCAGCAGCGATTTTATTGACGGTGCAGAGGCTTACGAACTAGACAAGATGTTTAACCGTGTGATATTGGAAGCACTGGATGTGTACAACCGCTTGCTAGCCGAAGGTGTTGCTCCTGAACAAGCACGAGCAGTTCTGCCGCAGGGCACATACACCGAATGGTGGTGGACAGGTTCGTTGTCTGCCTACGCCCGTGTGTACTCACAGCGAAGCGACGCACACGCACAATGGGAAGTGCAGCAGTACGCCAAAGCAATTTCTGAAATTATTGCACCCCTATTTCCCCACTCGTGGAGGGCACTAACAGGACTCCCTACATAATACGATGGAACAGTTTAAGCGGTTTTCACAGCCCAAAGGCTCTACCGAGCCAACGAAGCCTCTACCGTTTTCGGAGGGGCGTTATGGCTTTGGTGCGGAATTTACCCTGACCCACCGCGTCAAGGGCACAGACTACAAGATTGGTGATCGGTTTACCTATATTTCACAATCTGATGCTGCTGCACACAACCCGTATATTTTGAAAATTGGTAAGGGTTTGGGCGAGTACTGCTTTGCTGATCCCAAAGGACGAGCGGTAATCCTGTCTGCTGATGTGGGCGTGGTGGATACCCTGTTTGAGTGGGTGGAACCACAGCCCCAAACTGTGGTGTTGAGCGAAGGCGAAGAGTTTGTTCCGCCACCGCCACCGCCCGTATTCATTACTGAGCAGCAGTTCACCGAGTTCCGAAAGGGCTTGGCTACTGTGCTTTCAGAAATTGCGGCTATTGTTCCTCAACAAGGCGAGCGTGGCGGTCGCGGTGAAAAGGGCGAAAAAGGTGATCGTGGCGAGCGTGGAGCAGACGGACAAAACGGTGAACGCGGCGAGCGGGGAGAGGACGGCAAGGATGGAGAGCGTGGAGAGCGTGGAGAGCAGGGAGACAAGGGCGACAAAGGCGATACAGGTGATCGCGGGGAGAAGGGAGAACAGGGTGAAAAAGGCGAACAAGGACAAAAAGGCGAAACAGGCGAGCGTGGTGAAAAGGGCGAGAAAGGTGATCGCGGCGAGATTGGCCCTCGTGGAGCGGTCGGTGCGAAAGGTGATAAAGGCGATAGAGGCGAGCGTGGGACTGACGGTAAAGACGGAAAACCCGGCTCGCAAGGAGCGAAAGGCGAGCGGGGAGAGAAAGGCGAACGCGGAGAAGCGGGCCCGCAAGGCAAGACAGGCAAAGCAGGCGTAAAGGGAGCAAAGGGTGACAAGGGCGACAGCGGACTGGTTTCTGCCAAGTTCCCACTGGTCTACGATGCCGCAGAAAAGTCGGTGTCTATTGACGAGGCTCGCCTAGACGCTATTCTCAAGAAGATCATGGGCGGCGGCAAGATTTCTGCCGCAGACATGGGCTGGCTTGCGTCCACGGGCGGTGGAGGCAAGGTGGCTGTGTATATCAATGGCTCCAAGATTACGCCTGATGTTCGCACATTAGATTTTACTGGTGCGGGTGTTACCGCTACAAAAGTTGGTGGTAAAGTCATCATCAACATAGGCACGAACTTCTACTATCAGCCTGACCCACCCACAACAGGAATCACTGTTGGTTCGCGTTGGATGGATTCAGATAATGGACAAGAGTATGTGTATGTGAATGATGGAGACACCAATCAGTGGGTTCAGCCCACAGTGAATCCGTTCTTTGGCCCAGTGACATACAACACCACAGCCGTTACCATTTCCACATACGAAGCCACCGCACAGGACTACTACATTGGTGTCAGTTACGCGGGAACACCAACAATTTATTTACCTTCTGCTCCCGGCAGCGGCAGAGAAGTGGTTGTGAAAGACGAATCAGGAAACGCAGGAGCAGCCAACAGGTATATCACTGTGCGTGGTGCAAGTGGATCATCGGAAACCATTGACAATCAGGCATCTGCGGTTTTGAACCTAAATAATGCAGGTGTTCATTTCATATACAGAGGTGGATGGAGAATCATATGAGTTACCTGTTCAACAACAAGGTGGGGTTTACTGAAAATGCGGTGGACGCTTTCAACAGGTTGAAAGTTTCCAGTCCGTTTACGCTGTTTGACAGCCAACACCGCTATCAGATCAACGACAAGTGGAATTTTTTTGGAGCAACTGGCGGAACAGCATCCCATGTAGCAACTGAAAGTGCCATAAAACTTTCGGTTGGCAAAAGTCTCGGTAGCAAAATAACCAACGAAACCAAGCGTGTGTTTCCGTATCAACCCGGCAAGTCACTGTTTGTACTGAACACCTTTGCAATGAACCCCCCGAAAGATGGACTGCGGCAACGGGTGGGATATTTCGGCACAACAGGTGGAGCCACCTCTGGAACTCCGTACAACGGGGTGTACCTACAGCAAGACGGGCTGACTTTATCCTTCTGCTTGGCAAGCGGATCGCTGTCAACCACAACCACAGTTAATCAGTCACAATGGAACGGAGACAAGTTTGACGGCACGGGCGAGACAAGCCGAATCCTTGATGTAACAAAAGCAAACATCTTATGGACTGATATTGAGTGGCTGGGTGTGGGTGATATTCGTTGCGGATTCTTTGTGGACGGAGAGCCTATAGTAGCCCACACATTCCACAACGACAATATAAACACAACCACATACATGACTACTGCTGTGCTGCCTATTAGATACGAATTGGAGAACACCACCGCACAAGCCGCAGGCAGCACATTGACTCAAGTGTGTTCAAGTGTTGTCAGTGAGGGCGGATACGAAGGGTTCAGCCGCAGATACAATGTGACACATGACGGTGCCACTCTGAAAACACTAACCACAGCAGGAACGCAGTATCCCATTATTGCCTTGAGGCTGAACGCCAACAGGCTTGACAGCGTGATTGTTCCGTCCAACATTAGTGCTATTGTTCAGGAAACCGCAAACAACAAGCCTGATACCGTTCAATACAGGATTTTGCTGAATCCCACCCTTACGGGCGGATCGTGGAACACCCACTTCAACGGAAATGTGGACTACAACAACACTGCAACAAGCGTATCCGGTGGAACAGATATTATTGGCGGATACATCAGCAGCAGCGGAGCGTTTAGTGTGTCCGCTATAAATGATTTCAACTTTCAGTTTGGAAGAACCCAGTTTGGAGTGAGTGATGTGCTTGTATTAACCCTGACTCCTATTAACGATGGTGCAAAGATTTGTGCTGACATGTCTTGGTTTGAGATTATCTGATGCCCCTAGATTTTCCCCCATCACCAACACTGAACCAAGTCTACTCCCTCGGCGGAAAGTCGTGGAAGTGGAATGGTGCTGCATGGGAAACCTACAACGACAATCTTGGGGTAGATTTTGTTGAAACCCTGAACGGACTCACGGGAGAGGTCGGCGTAGAGGGCGGAACAGACATATCTGTTGTAGTTTCAGGAAAGACTCTCACGGTAAACTACACTGGCTCAAGTGTTTCAAACGCGGTGACTTCATTCAACGGACTCACTGGTGCGGTTCAGGGCGTGTCTGCTGCTAATGGACTCACAGGTGCGGTGGCATTCCGTGCAGGTGCAGGGGTTACTCTTTCCACATCGGGTAGTGGAATTTCGTTTGCGATACACTACGGCCCAACTGGAGCAGGTTCACAGTTTACAAACATATCCAATGCAACCAATCCCGATAGACTACTCATTCAACAGAGCAGTGATGGTGGGATGTATTTTCTTACTTTCTCAACTCTAGTGACAAAGGCTGCTCAAGTTGGAACTAATTTAAATACATCAGCAACCTATACACAAAACAATACCAATTTCGTGGTGCAAAATACATCATCTGGACTCACAGAAATGGTGTCTGCCAACAATGTGTTTTCAAGTATTGATGGTGGAATGTACGGCGATGCTATACCATAAATAGTATAACAGGAACACCTAATGGCAGTACAGATAAGCATAGCAAAAGGCACCTCAAACCCCACTTCTTCCACGGGTCTAACCCTTGGTGAGCCTGCTTTCAACTACTCCAACAATACTCTTTGGTTGGGCAAGGGGTCTGGCGTTACTCCTGTATGGGTGGGTGCGGGTGTGTGTGGAGCGTCCGCAGGAATTGACGCAGGACTAACCTATCAGATTCCCACGCTTGGTGCAGTCAAGGACTACTTCTCTGCTGTATCGTCTAGTTTCTTGGGGACTACTGCCTCGTATGTTTCGTCATTCAACGGGCTGACTGGAGCAGTCACGGGTGCAAGTCTTGGTGCCAATACATTCACAGGACTGCAAACTCTTAACAGCGGACTCACGACAGCGTTTGCGTATGTTAGTGGTGGTGCAACCGTTGGCGGAAACCTGTATGTGAGCGGCAATCTTACAGTCAGCGGCGGGGTTACAACCAGTGTTAGTGAGATTGTGCTGATTGAAGACAATATTATTACACTAAATTCAAATGTCACAGGCACTCCCACAGAAAACGCTGGTGTTGAGATTGAACGGGGCACATCTGCAAACACCCAAATCTTGTGGAACGAAAGCACCGACAAGTGGACATTCACCAACGACGGTAGCCTGTACTACGATATTCCAACAGACTATGTGGGGTCATTCAACGGACGCACAGGTGCGGTTCAAGGCGTGTCTGCTGCTGTGGCTGGAACTGGTATTGCTGTTAGTGGTGCGACTGGATCAGTTACAATCACGAATATTGGTGTCCAGTCTTTCAATGGGCTAACTGGTGCGGTCACAGGAGTTACCGTTGGAGGAGTCAACACATTTACTGCTCTGAACACTTTCAACGCAGGCATCAGTTCAGCAGGCGGTACATTCTCTGCCTTGACTCGTTTCACCGCAGGCATAACTGCAAGCACTCTGTATGTGAGCGGTGGAGTCACGCTAAACAGCAATACTACAGTTGCGGGAACTCTGTATGTTAGTGATATTCTCTCTGACAGTATCTCTCCCCCGACCACCCTTAATATTAGCAATTCTCCCAATAATGTAACTAATATTGGAGATGTTGCGCTTGTTGGAAGTGCCACTTTCATCACTGTAGACGACGATGCTGGTACTATTACTTTAAGTGCTCCATCCGGTGGAATAATTGTAGATGGAAACTTCAATACTATACAGTGTAGTACAATCATATCTGCTACAGAAGGATTTAATGACAGTTATTCTCACATAGACACTTTCCGAACAACCACCACAGCCACAACAGCCAACCAAACCATAGCAACTATACCTAGTGTTGTTGACTGTTCAACAATTCCATTCACGATGTCTAATCCTGCATTTGAGGTCACTATTGCTGCTCGTGATACTGTGTTAGAAAAAACAGAAATGCTCAAGATGCTGGTGGTTCAGGATGGAGTGAATACTGTAAATACACAGTACGGACTGATTCGTACTGGTGCAACTGGCCCTGTTTCGTCTTACAGTACTACATTAAGTGGAACCACTGCTTCTGAGAGAGATTTATTGATTCGTGCAACTCCATTGTCTGCGAACAGCACGATGTTTACAGTTACAGTTCGCAGTCATTCAAATCTTTGATGACTAGGAGATAAAATGGCAGATACCACAGTAACATTTGCAGGTTCAGGAAACAGAACTCCCGGATATTTACCAACAGTTAATGTGGTGTCTACGGCAGGAGTAACCACCAACGGAGCAAACAACTACTACAATCCAGAGTTTGTTCGAACAGGTTCGGCAAATGGGTTAACAGTAGTCGCAAACAGAGTATATTTCAACTGTATTTACATAAGCAGACCAACAACCATACGAAGACTCAAAGTAACATCTGCAAATATTTCAGCGTCAGGCCCAACAGGAAGCGTTATTCTTGGGATTTATTCTAATGGATCAGACGGGCTTCCAAACCAATTATTGTATTCTTCTTCATCTTTTGCCGTGGGAACTGCGTATACTCAAAATGTGGCAGGAAGTGATGCAGGATTAACAACCTTGTTTCCGGGATTTTATCATTTAGCAGCAGTGTTTAGTCTTAATGGAGCAACAATGTTTGGTTACAATGGTAGTAGTGTTAATTACGCACATCACGGATCAACAGATCATGGAGCAGGCTATCAAAATGTGGTGCCGTGGTTACCTAATTCTTCATTCGCACTACCCACTAGCACTAGTGGAATAACCATGTATTTCCATGAGAATGCAATTGCTTCTGGCACAGCACCTTTGCGAATAGAATTTGGAGTAACTGGAGCATGAAAATATCTAAAGAAAATGTATGGGACGCACAGACAGGGATTAGTACACTCACAGATGAACGAGTGTTTTCTGATTGTGTTCGGTATCAACTTCAAGTTGTACGCGATCATGCCAAAGAACTAATTCTTGCAGTCGCTCCAGAATACAAACAACGAAACGCTGCTCTTGGTTTACTAGATCAAACCGAAACCGATGCAATAAAACAAGCCATTCAAGATATTCGTGCAATTTCTAATTCCAAAGAAGCAGAAATTCTAGCGGTGGTATGGGACGGAACCGAAGCGTCTCGTCCTGCTGCGTGTGATGCTGTTCAAGCAGTCTTTTGGTAAACTAAAAATTCAAATCAATATTTGATCGCCTGTGAACCGCACGGTAGGGGCTACATACTCTACCAACCCTAACAATGGAGGCAAGTATGAGCAAGAGTCTTCCCACTCAGTATCAGTCGTTTATTCACCTTTCAAGATATTCTCGGTGGCTTGAGAGTGAAGGCAGACGCGAAACTTGGGAAGAAACTGTGGATCGCTACTTCCGTTTCTTTGACGGGCACTGGAGTGATCGCGGCGTAAAGATTTCAAAAGCAACACGCGAAGAACTGCGTGAAGCCATTCTCAATCTGGAAATCATGCCGTCCATGCGTTCACTAATGACCGCAGGCGAAGCACTACAGCGTGACAATACCGCAGGCTACAACTGCTCGTATGTGGCAGTCAACAAGGTGCGAGCGTTTGACGAAATCCTGTATGTGCTTATGTGTGGCACAGGCGTGGGCTTCTCTGTGGAGCGGCAGTATGTGGAGAAACTGCCCACCATTGCAGAGCAGTTCACCAACTCTGATACGGTAATCGTGGTCAAGGACTCCAAGGAAGGTTGGGCAAAGGCGTATCGTGAACTAGTGTCCCTGCTTATTGGTGGACAGGTTCCACAATGGGACTTGAGCAAGATTCGTCCCGCTGGTGCTCGCCTCAAGACATTTGGTGGACGGGCTAGTGGCCCTCGTCCACTGGAAGAACTGTTCCGTTTCACCGTTGACACCTTCAAGCGAGCAGCAGGACGCAAACTCACTTCAATGGAGTGCCACGATGTGATCTGCAAGGTAGCCGAAGTGGTCGTGGTGGGCGGTGTGCGTCGTTCTGCTCTTATCTCCCTGTCCAACCTTACCGACGAGCGTATGCGTGAAGCCAAGACAGGGCAGTGGTGGATTGAAAACCCACAGCGAGCACTGGCTAACAATTCGGTGGCGTACAAGGAGAAGCCCGAGATCGGCACATTCATGGAAGAGTGGGTGTCCCTGTACAAAAGCAAGAGTGGTGAGCGTGGCATTTTCAACCGCCAAGCCGCACAGAAGACTGTGGAAAAGTTGGGCGAGCGTCGTGACCCATCCTACGAGTTCGGCACCAATCCGTGCTCCGAGATTATTCTACGCGACAAGGAGTTCTGCAACTTGAGCGAAGTGATTGTTCGTGCAGACGACACTCGGGACAGTCTGCTACGCAAGGTGCGTCTTGCTGCGGTGCTTGGCACATGGCAGGCTAGTCTGACCCACTTCCCGTATCTGTCTAGTGATTGGAAAAAGAACTGTGAGGAAGAAGCACTGCTGGGTGTGTCGCTCACGGGCATTTTGGACAATCCCCTGCTACGCAAGCCCAACAAGGCACTAGAAGGGCTGCTCGCAGAAATGCGTGAAGCAGCGGTGGCTACCAACAAGGAGTGGGCAAAGCGGATCGGCATCAATCCTGCTGCGGCTATTACTTGTGTCAAGCCTAGCGGCACAGTTTCCCAATTGACGGACTCTGCTAGCGGTATTCACGCTCGTCACAACGAATACTATATCCGCACCGTTCGTGCTGACCGCAAAGACCCCCTGTGCCAGTTCATGTTGGACAAGGGCTTTCCCGCAGAGCCGTGTGCCATGCGTCCTGACCACACAATGGTGTTCTCGTTCCCCATGAAGGCTGTGGGTTCTGTGACCCGCAACGACATGACTGCAATTGAGCACCTTGAGTTGTGGCTCGCATATCAGCGGAACTGGTGCGAACACAAGCCCAGCATTACCGTGACTGTGCGTGAGCACGAGTGGATGGAAGTGGGTGCGTGGGTGTACGCTCACTTTGACGAGATCAGCGGTATTTCGTTCCTGCCGCACTCCGACCACTCGTACAAGCAGGCTCCGTATCAGGACTGCACCAAGGAGCAGTACGAAGCGGCTCTTGCAGCCATGCCAAAGGGCGTGGATTGGAGCGAGTTGACCAATTACGAAAAGGAAGACAAGACCGTTGGGGTTCAAACATTCTCGTGCACTGGCGACAAGTGCGAGATTGTTGACCTTACTACATAACTTCGCAGGCTTGTGCCCCGCTTGAGATAGCATCTCTTGCCCGACAACCCCCGAAAGGGGGTTGTTTCTTTTACCACAAACCTTCAATAAAATTGAACATTTTTGTTTTGGTGAGTGGGCTAGATATTTGTATGCAGAGAGCGGGATTCACATCTCTTCTGCTAGCCCTCACACTACTCTTCGGGGCATGTGAAGAGGTATACCCGCCTCAAATATCCCAATCAACACCATCAGGGGAACCCATCACAACTCTACCGTGGTTCATGGAGGGGTTCTCCCTGATGGACGAATACACCGAAGACCTTGCTGTTGGACGGTTAGTCACCGACAAAGGCGAGGAAATCGGATCAGCAGTTCTAATCGCTCCGAGCGTGATCCTGACCGCAGGGCACTGTATGCAGGACGGCGATATTGCTGAATTTGTAACAGGGTGCGAGCGGTATAAGATTGCCGCTTACAAGTTGCACCCGCTGTTCAAGGTGCAGCAACACATTTTTATGGACTTGGCGGTTGCCGTATTGGATCGCCCGTGCTGTGTGGAACCTGTTCGCTTTCTCAACACCGAAACCAATCGTTACGAACAGGGCGAGCCGCTAACTGTGATTGGTTTTGGTGGAGGCTACAAACGCCACAGTCACCCTGAAGTGTTTACCTACTACGGGACGCTGATTGAAGACCCCACCGCGTTCAAGTTCCTGCCGTTGGAAGGCACCGTATACTTTGGTGATTCAGGCGGAGCAGTACTGGACGGAAAAGGCGTTCTCGTGGGGATTGTGTCTGCGTTGGGCTACAGTAACGGGCACATTTACGAGAACTCTGCAACACGATTAGACTTGGCATCCGATTGGGTAAAAAACACAACACTAGAACTTTCTGGTGTTCCGCTGGAGGTGGCTCCGTGAACAGACTACAAAAAGTGCTAGTGTGTGCTTGCAGTTTTTGCCTTGGGCTACTGCTTGCCCGCCTTATGGGATTTTAATTGGTTGCTTCTATAGTATCAGAAGCCTTGATGGCTTCCTGTGAAGCCTTGGCTGCGTCCAACTGCTTCTGTAGTTCAGCCTTTTCCTTGAGGGCAATCTCAAGTTTGGCTTCAGCCAAAATGACTGCACTTGTAAGCGAGTGGACACGCTTCTCCAACAGGGGGATCAGCACGGTTTCATTGTAATTTTCAGTTTTCTGTTCTGGTATTGCTGGAAACATAATTTGTTCCTCCTTTCCTGTATTTAGGCTAGCCGCCATAAATACCTGTATGGTGATAGCAGGAATTGATTATTCGCTTTGTGGCCCCGCCGTGTGTTTATACAACAACGACGATGCCCTGCCGTGGGATCACTCTCGGTGTTCATTTTACTTCTTGACCGAGAACAAGAAGCAATCAGAAATTCGCACCATGAATATTTACGGTGAGCGGCTCACCGATTGGAACTCCGATCAGGAACGCTACGAAAGTATTGCAGACTGGGCAATAGACATTGTGATGGGCTGTTCCCATGTGGCACTAGAAGGGTATGCGTATTCGGCAAGTGGACGAGTGTTTCACATTGCCGAGAACACAGGCATTCTAAAATATAAACTGTACCACTTGGGCGTGCCACTCACGGTGATCCCGCCCACAGAAGTAAAAAAGTTTGCCACAGGCAAGGGCAACGCAGACAAGACCCAAATGTACGACGCATTCATATGGGAAACCGGCATGCACCTGAAAGCAGTACTTGCACCCAATCGCAAGGAAGTGGGTAGTCCTGTTTCAGATATTGTGGACTCGTACTACATCTGCAAGCGGATGTTTGAGAACATCCGTGCAGGAGCAGACAAAGACGATTAAGCAGAAGGCGGTGTGTCGCTGGGCTTGACTTCAGCGGGCTTGTCCTCTTCAGCGTCTTCCTTGTCGTCCAAGTGGATAGGCTTGTTGATTAGTTCCTTCCAAGCCCATGCCAGCACCAAGATCACCACAGGCAGATACCACAGAATCCAGCCCCAGTTCTGACTGATCTGGTCGCCGTTGGTGATCTCGTGCTTGAGTTTCATCATAATGACACTATCGGTGGTGTCATCAGGAATAATCATGGGAGCAGTGCTGCACCCAGCGAGAAGTAGTCCTGCAAGTAGTCCGTATGCTTTCTTCATGGTGTTCCCCTTTACGACTTGTTGGCAGCGGCAGCACTACCGAAGTAGAAGCCCACGATGCTCACGAGGATTTGACGAGTTTCGGACGCGAACAGGAATCCGTTCACTTCCACGAAATACTTACGGGTAGTTTCAGGGAACAGCCCGAAGAAGCCTTCAGGAGTCTTGGCATCTACTTCCACGAAAGTGGGCAGACCAAAGAACGGCAGGATGAACGGTGCTAGCAGGGTGGCAAACAGCACAGCCAACACAATGACTTGGCGAATACCCTTGCCCACATCAAGCGGAACACGCTCTGCGGCTTTGTCTTGGTTCTCTGTGGTCTGCTTGTTGGCAGTGATTAGCCGCTCAAACATTTCCTTCTGGTCTTGACGCTTCTCTGCCATGAAGCGGAACAGGAATCCTGTAGCCGATCCACCCACCAATGACAATAGTTCTGGACTAAACATAAACTCAATTCCTTTCTAAAGTTAGTGACCTTCAATCACTCTATTATTTATGAGTTTGGCAGTCCTTCGCCGTTGAATATTGAATTTCTTTTTTGGGGGTACAGGGGGGATATCGCTGCCTAAACCCGCGATTTTACCCCCGCCAACGGTGTTTGCGGGTGCACTGGTGGGCAATCCACCGCCATCTTGTTCTAGAAATGTAGCAAAGCGTTGCAGTTTACGATGTGCCATAGGACGAGCCTCCTCCAAACACCATGAAGTGTATTTTTTGAGTGTATCCAATACTGTAAGCGTAGGTTGCACCTGTTGCGGTGAACTGCCGTGATGCGGCGGCACCTGTTTCTGCTTGACGCAGAGAGGTAATAGAGAATCCTGTGGTGGTTCGTTGGTCGTTGACCGCTGAACGGTTTCGCATAAGATTCAGGGTGTACTCGTATGTGGGCGGGATGGTTTGTGCCAATCCCACCGCGTTGATTTCTGGGAAAATGTTTTCTTGTTCCGTTGATGTAACCACACAGTAGCCAGTGTTGCCCATTGTTTTGGTGAAGTACAAGTCAAACACGCAGTTGCCGCCAGCACTAACGCCCTGAATATTGTACGCACCTTCAAGATACGCCTGCACGGTGCCGCCTTTGTTTGGTGGAATCACAAGGGTTCCCCATGCGGATGCCGCTCGCTTGTTGGTGATTTGTGCAAGCGAAGACGAGTAAGTGGCACCTGATGCACCAAAGCCGCGAGTGCTTGGGTACAGGTTGATTAGTTTGGTTTGATCGCCGTATACAGGTCTAGTATCGGTTGTTCTGATATAGTCTGAAGCCACCGAGCCATATTCTAACTGTGCAGCAGCCATGTAAATTCTTGTGTCACTGTATACCTGATTTATCAATGGAGCAGGTGCATTCGGAGTAGAAAAAGTGAGTATGCACCGTTTCCAGCCACCCCCAGCGTCCACCATAGAACCGCTACGGCTTCCGCCGCTTGGCGGAACAGTACCGACTCCAGTTAATGTGCCAGTAGACAAATTGTAATCGTATCCAAAATTATTATTGACTCCACCACACTGCAATTGTGCGGTGACACCTGTTCCGCTCTTGAAATACACCGAAAAGGTGTGTGTGGTGTTTACTGAACCTGCTGCTTGTGCAACATAGTTGGCTGCTGCCGCGTTTCCATCAAAATAGAAAGCACTAACGCCTGCAACAGGAGAACTGGTGACTGATGGATCAACTGCCCCGTAACTACCCGGAGAATTAATGACTGTGCTGTTCCATGCAGGGGCGGTTGTAATGTCAAACCGGTCGCTTCTGTACAGTAGATTTGCTAGGTGTGGTTTACGCAAATCTGAATCACTACGCAGACACACAAACGCTGCGTTTACTCGTGCTCGTGTGCTGCTGTTATAGTCTTGTAGTTTTGAAGGGTTGGCTGTGTCTGTGGGTTGGAATTGTAAAACCGCTATGTCCGCAGACGCACTTGCTCCACTGGCTGTGGCAGTGTTACTGGCTGTGGTGCCCTGTGCAACACAGGTAAAATACGCGGACGAGTTGTTTCCAAATTCAGGCTGCACCATTGCAACATACGCACCGCTTGAAAACTTGGCAGGATCAGAAAAGTTTACCCGAAACACTCCTGTTTGGATATACTTCACAGAAGAAACACCAACAGAGTCAACAATAGTAGGATCAACACCACTATTTAATTCAAACACACACCACGCATCTGCTGTGGGCTTGGGCGACGCTGCATTTCCGAAAAGGGTTGTTGCTGATTGTGCTAAAGACATTACACCACCATTACCTGTATTTGATATGTGTATGGGAATGTAGACTCATTTAAAATTTCTCCAACAAGAGGAGCAGTATTGGTGGGAGTGGTGGTTGGCAAAGTTCCATCGCCTTCGTTAGTTAAAATCCCAAGACGAACCCAAAAGCCGTTAACTGTTTTGGGGTACTTAGACGAGTTTAGAGCGTGTGCAAAAAGCACTCTGCCTCCGCTCGCGTATTGGGTGCTCACTATTTTTGGACTCACAAATATTTTATATTTGGTGTTTACCATCGGGGTTACAAACCTGAAAGGTATTGCACCCGTTGCTCTTCCTAGTACGGTTATTCCTGTTGCTGTTATTTGAGTGCTAAACAGGGCATCATCAAAATTCAAATTATAGCAGTTCACCACATTTCGCAAGGTCATGGTGGTTTGGTCAGTGGCATTTAATCCGTACACCCCCCACGCCTTGACCGTGCCACCACCAGCGAAAAATGGATTGATTACGCCTGCACTATTGGGCATTATAGCCTCCGTAAAACCTCTCCAAGCCGTCCGTCCATCGGAATGGTGTCCACAGGGCTTTCGTCCAATACCATGCCCTCACCTATGTAGTTCAGGTACAGCAGAGCAGACTTTAGGCACGGGTGCAGATCAGGCTCTAATTTGAAAAATAGCATTCGTGCGGCTCCCAGCGGTGTGAACACATTTCCCAAAACAGTCAGGTGGTTCAACAGCAGGATGGGGCGAATCTTGCCGCTACGCCTGTATTTTTTAAGAAGCCGCTTCACATATTTGATACGGTTCAAGTCTTCGCTGAATTCCGTCATGCCTTCACATTGGGGGTTGGTGTACCGTCCCATAGCGTAGAGTAGAAAGTTGTCGCGGTTAAGTTTCTTGAAGTCCATGACGAAAACGAGTTGTTATTTTTTAAGTGCTTGCTTTTTCTTGAACTTGTTCTGCTTTTCTTTGGGTGACAAGTCGGTGTCGGTAATATTTGAACCTGGAACAGGCGATTGTATTTCCACACCCTGCCCAATAAAGATGTCCTCAAACACTAGGGGTTTGGACGGGCGGAGGCGGATGTACTCCCAAAAGCCTTTCACTTGCCCTCGTATTTGGCTATTGGACGGGGAGAACCAACCTTTTTTCCGTCCTGCACCTTTTGGGTCAGGATGGTTTTCTTGGTCTTGGCTTCCTGCACTGGCTTCTTCTTGGCACGAAGCAGGGCAAAGTCCTGTGAGTCAAGACGCTTGTTCTTGTTCACATCCAGTTTCTTCTGTCCGCCAACCAGTTCTTCGCTCACGCCTGTAGCACGCTTGATGCCCTTGACGGCATTCGCTTGCTGCTTGCCTGTGAGGGAAGCGTAGTTCTTGGAGGAGCCGTACATCATGGATGAGAGTTGTGAGCCACGCTTGGCAACATATGCGTCTCGTGTCTTCTTGCTCAACTCGTCAATCTGCTCGGCGGCTTCGGCAACACGCACCTGATCCTTGCCTGCTTTTCCAGCGGCTCGCTTGGCAGCAATCACATCCAGCCGCTTTTTGTGGGCTTCCAGTTCGCGTCCCTTGTCAAAGGTGCCTGCTGCAACTCGCTTGGCTTTGCTGGCTTCCACCTTTTCACGCTGCTTGTAGTACGCATCACGCATTTGCTGCTTTCGTTCAGGATTGTTTACGCCACGAGAACCGATTCGTGCCCTGTCGTATGCGTATCCCATACGGGCTAGTTTGGCGGCTCCTGCTTCGGTAATCTCTTCGGTTTCTTCCTTGACTGCTGGCTTGGCTTTGCCGTAGCGTTCACCTTTCCATTTTGCCCAAGCGTTTGACGAAGACGCATAAGTGTCTTTGGTCTTGGGTTTGGCAGGGGCTACTGCTACTTTTTCTTCAATCTGTTCGGTTTCTTCCTTGACAGGCTTGCCCTTTCGCTTCACGATCTTGCCACCGCGACCGTACAGATACGGCGACTCGTACTCTTTTGTGTCACGCTTGAGCAGACGGACAAGTTTACGCTCTTGCTTGTCTTCTTGCTTGCTTGCACGAGACGCAACTGTGCCTGTTTTTGTCATTCGGGTTTCGTAAGCACGCTGGGCAGAAGCGTCTGCTTTATCAATCTTACGCTTCATCTCACGCTCACGAGCAGGAGTTTGGATGTCTTCAGCCACTTCCACGCTCTCTGCAACAGGAGCAGCGGGAGTGAGTTTAGCAGTCACCACATACAGCGACTCGGGAGTGAGTTCCACATCCACATGCAAATTGAGTTGGGTGTAGCCGCCTGTGGGGTTAGCCTTGCCGTCAAAACGAATCTGCCCTGTGAGTGCGTCGTAGCCGTCAACGCGACCAAACTGCACCACAGGAATATCGTAGGAGCCAACGCCGCCGTCCCATGAACGGGGCTTCCAATCAAAGTCTAGTTGCACCACATTGAGACGCACCTTCATCTTGAGGAACGCTTCATTGGGATCAAGGTAAGTGCCCTTGCCAATAGTGGCAAGCATGGCGTTGATGCCAGCGAGAGCACCCGCAGACTGTAGGTGGTGCAGTCCTGCATCGTCCTTGTGAGCCGAGCGGTTGCCGTAACCTGTTAGAACTTCGCTGTACTCGCTCTCGTTGAGAGTGCTACGGAACGCCTTGAATGTCTTGTTTTCTTTCATGTGTTTTGCCTTTGATATCTCAATTGCTGCTAGTTGCTGCTTTGCTTTGCTTTCGCTACTATGGGTTCCTAATACTTTGGTTCCTGCCTTGTCCGTTACTACAAACTTGTCGCCGCGTTTCTGTATCATGGCATACCTTTTTCAGTTTTACGCCACTTGGCGTGTTCACGCTTGTTGACTTGGAAAGCACTGCCTTGCTTGTCAGACTTGTTTGCTAGTCCTTTGAGTTCAAGGTAGTTGATTCGTGAACCACGAGCAGATGCCTTTTTGCGTGCAGCAGGAGAAGAGGCGGGGTCGTTGTGTATTTTTGAAGCCTTCTCCCGTTCACGATCAATCACAGCCTGACGAGCAGGAGTAATGGCTTCATCAAGATCGTTTGTAAACTGGAAGAACGACTTGCCCTCGCTCACGCTTTTCCACCCGCCGCCCTTGGAGTTGTACCACTTGACTGCCCATCCGTTGGCATACGCAGACGGATACACCTTGAACTTGCTCTTGGCAAGACTCTTGGCTTTTGACCACAGGGACGGATTGGTGGGCTTGTTGGCTTCAAGAATCTCTTGTGCGTCCTCGTGGAGTCCCACCAGTTCAATGGTGTCTTGATCGCCACCGTCAAACGCTTCTTCCACAACATCTTTGCCCATTGTGTACTTGAAAGCGTTGAACAGAGCAGGACTGCCAGTAATCTTGCCCACCAGTGAGTCCAACATATTAATCATCATTTCGCGGTACACCTTGCCCACGCTCATCTGCTTCATGTTGCTCTTGGACTTGAGAGCCTTGCGAGCAGCGGTTATTTGTTCTTTGTCCACCAGCCCTTTGCGTAGGAGTATATCCACGCGGCTAGACTCTGCACTTTCTCCCAACTTTTGGCTAGTAGCAGCAACGGTTTCTGAAGCATCAGCGGCTCCTTTGGTTTTGGTTAGTGACGAGCGAAGAGCGGTGTACAGTACACGGTTCTTCAAGATAGTGTCAACCACATCCACCAAAATCTCCTGCATGAGTGTGCGGTAGGCAGGACTCTTGGCGTATCGTTCAGGATCAGAGAACAGAGTCATGGCACGACGCACATTGTTTTGGGAAACCAGACCAAGACGGAGCAGGGCTTGTAGTTTTGATTTGATAGCGGTGTCCATTACAGGTTCCTTTTTGCGAAAATGCGTTTTCTATATTTAGGTTCCCATTACATGCTGCGAACGGGACCGTACACCGATCTGCCGTTCTGAATTCTGTATATTTGAATCTTGCCGTTTCGCAGGGTCACATAGATTTCCTCGCCGTAACGGATGGCTTGAACCGCATCACCGTCTCCAAAGGTCTGGTACGGCTGGGTGCACGAGCCAATATAGAAGTTTACACGCCCGTTTTTCACGGCTACCCATGTGTCTTCGGCTGTGCCTCGTGGGTTTCGTGGGCAAGTGGCTTCCCCAATAGTCTTGTGGCTAGTCATAGTGGGCTTGTTACCCTTGCCTGCTTTGGGTGACTTGCCTTCCGCTCGTCGCTTTTGACGCACAGCAGCCTTGCGTTCCTTTGGTGACATCTCGCCCACAGTTTCAGGAGTCTTGCCTACGCGGTGCAAAGGACGGCACTTGGGATACGCACCGCCTTCGCTGGCACTCTTGCGACCGCACGGGGGATACTGCCCTGTCTTGGGGTCTTTCTTGCCGCCAATGTTGACCCACTTCTGTGCAAACCAGTCGCCAAGGTCTTCGTCAATCTTGCACGGCGGAGTTGGGAATTGGGTGTTGTGCTTGGAGAACCCACCTGTTTGACCGGGTGTGTCTGCTCGTCGCTTGTGCTTGTCGCTTTCAATAATACTTACGGCAGCGGCGTGATACAGTTCAGAGAAATCAAAATCTTCTTTTAGTTTTGTACGCATACCCCGTTGCAGTTCATCAAACAGTTTCATAACATCTTCACGAGTTGCAGCAGACGGCATTCCTTTAGCAAACGATTTCTTGTTATTTTCTGAAACTGCTGCTCGCATTTTGCTGGCACTCATGCCTTGAACGCCTGTGGCTTTGGCATCGCGTTTGCCTGCCATCACAAAATCGTAGCGTTTCAGATTGAGCCTGTGCTTGGGTTCAGGATGCTTCATTAGTCTGCGAATGTTGGCTTCTTCGTAGTCTTCGCTGCGGTCTTCTCCACCAACAAATACCACATGATCGTATCCCTTTTCAGCCAAAGCGTACAGCATATCAAAAGGTGTTTTGACCTTTTCTGAATTTAAGAAGTTTACTCCCGGAAAGAGGCGTTTCAACCAATAGTACTTACGAGATGGCGGTAGCGGATTCTTCTTGGGATCGTGACTGCGACTAAAACCAATCGCGTGGTCTGCTCCCATTCGTTTCGCTACATCTACCACCTTGTTGAAAAGGAGTTGGTGTCCCGAAGTTGGTGGCTGAAAACGACCGAAAGCGACCACTATGGTCTTGCTTCGTCGTGTATCTTTTACAGATTTAGCCACTTTGGATCACCTCCCGTAATGCACTTGCGGTACACCAACTCTTTACTGTTTCCACGATTTAGAAATCGTGAAGTTAGCCTTTGAAAACTCAATGCGGTCAACCAATTTGACTGCATCGTTACTCAACCGATCTATGGCAACAAACCCTTCGGGAACTGTTGCCACATACTTGTCGCCCTTCTGCACGAATGTTCCAAACTCTGTGCTTAAGGTTGCCAATTTTGCTAGCACATGCTTTTTGAGTTGTGCTACACGATTATGTAGTGCAAACAGGCTATTGATCTGATTGCGGTTGTTACGCACATAATCCAGCGTGGGTGTGGGTGTTTTGGCAGGAATCTTTGACTTTTTAGTTTTACGCTTGGCATCAACCTTTGCAGACATGAACGCGATTAACTCGTTTGTGTCGCCAAGTTCTCGCCCTGTGCGAATAATGCTGTTGAAATAGGTTTTGATTTCCGCTACAAGTGCAGGATTCTTGGCAACACCGTTCATTGGGGTTCGCAAAGCAATACCGTCTTTTATGATGGCATCTATCTGTGAAGCAATATTGGTAATCTCGCGTTCGTTGAACAACCCGTCGCCACGAGAAAATCTGTAGGTGGCGTTGTCGTACCATACCGCTCTGCTTTTGGCTAGCCCTGCAAGCGATGGGTTAAACTTTATTACCTTTAGATCACGCATGGTGGTTCCACCGTACTCGGTGTGGAACACAATTCCAATCTTGGCAGAACCAATCCGCTTTCCTAGATGCGACTGGGGATCAATTGCGTATTTAATGGTGTTGGGTTGAAATGTAATGTACCGCTTGCCGTCAATGGTTTCCCGTTTCAGAGACTCGCTGTCAAACAGCATGTCCCCTTGCAGGATGCCTGTGATGCGTAGCCCCTTTAGATGCTTCAAGGCTAGTTTTAGTTTGGTGTTCAGCCCTTCGCCTTCGTGGTTGCGATCAATGTCGGCTTCGGTGTAGTTAATCTTGGGTGTCACATTGAACACGCTCTTGGTGCCCACAAAAAACTTGCCGTTCTCGGGATCGGTTCCCACGATTACGGCAGGAGCACCGTCCCACTTGACTGAAATATCGTAGGGCACGGTGTCGTTGCCGTGTAGCGACTGCACCACACCACGCAGAGAATTCATAGCCTTTGAAAAGCCTGCAAAACCACCGTTGAAGATTTCGTCTTCAAGGTGTTCCAAATGCACATTCTTTCCGCCTGTGCTTTTTAGCGATTCCGCAAGGAATGGAATAAATGAATTCATGGGTTTCACGCCATTATTTAGGCGTGAGTAACCTGTTCAGACTTCCATAGAGAGATGGCGTTTACAAGGGGTTCCACCCAATCACGGGTGGCGGCTTCAAACACTTGGCATTCACCTGTGCTGCTCACGCCCATGATAATGGTGATGCGATCCACAGGCTGTCCTGTCATGTCTTGCCACATGAGAGCGTAGGCAGCACCTTGAGTAAAATAATCGCTCACCGCGTCTTCGCTTTTGGGATTATTTGAAGTCTTGAAGTCAATCACAGACAGGGTGCCGTTGTATTCCGCAATACAATCGGTGCGTCCTGCCAAGCCTACCCGCTTAGACCACAGGGGCACTTCAATGGCACGAACATTGTCAATACAGTCCAGTGCGGGCTGCATGGTGTGGAAAATGTCTAGTTCTTCTGTGCCTGCGGCTTCTTGCAGCGAACTCTCAAAACGGTTGTGCAAGTAGTCCTCTATCAAGGCGTGAACACGAGTGCCACGAGACAGGATTCGCTTGGACTCTTCGGGATTCTCTCGCCGCCATTTTGCGAAGAACTTTCGCTTTGCCCATCCTGTAACAGTAGTCACAGACGGGAAAACTCCGTCTGGAGTTGTATACTGCCGCGAGCCGTTTGCCTCGGTGGCTGTTATATCCCCCGAAGTATTCACAAAAGCATGACGAAAGGATTTCATGTTTATTCGTTTTCGTTCGGCTGTTCATCCACCGCTTCCACTTCAGGTTCAACCTTGGGCTTTTCGGGAAGGGGAGTTTGGTTGCGGTCAAGCCACCGCTTGGCTGCTGCGAATTCAGGCTTGTTCTGTTGGCTCTGCATCCACAGTAGCATGTCTCTCATATTTGGCATAAAGGTTCTCCTATCTTATGTAGCCGTGCAATTTATCAAATATACAACAATGTATTTACTTTGAATACTTAAGTGCGTCTTCGTAGGTTTGCAGCAAGTCTTCAGATATTTGGGCGTACCGAGCCGCACCACGAGCAAACGCA